CCCGGGCGGCATTTCCTCGGTGGCGGGGTTCAGCTGCACCGCCACCGATTTGAACCCGTTGGCGGTGGCTTTAGCGGCCAGCGTCGATGCGGAGTAATCGCCCTTCGCCAGCCCCCAGGTTTCCATGACCATCGGCACCTCGAGTGGGAAATCCGTGCCGTAAATCGGGTCATAGGGGGTGGGTTCGGGCGGGCCCGGGTTGACGTAAACGCGGATACGACCGCCGCCGGCCGCGAACCCGATATAGGCCCACGTCCCCGCCGAAATCAGGCCGGGTGCGCTGGTGTAATCGCTGCTACCGCGGTGGAAATGCACCGACCCGTCCGGGTTCAACAACAAATAGGTTTCGTTCGGCGCGCCGTCGATGTTGTAGATGTCCCAGTTGGCAAGCGCGAGGAACTTGAACCAACCCAGCACGGTGAACGTCTCGCCCCCGCTGAAGTCAAACCCTGTCGTGGTGGCACCACGCCAGTAGTTGCCGCCAAAGAACGCGGGGTTTGCGTTGTCGGGGTGGCAGGTGCGTAAAACCGAAATCGAATCCGCACTTGGCCCCGGCTGGCCGGCGGTCAACTCATCATCGGATAGCGTCCAGTCCCCGGACTGGAACACCATGTCTGCAAGCGCACCGCTGGCACCGGGCGGCACCTCGCCCAGGTCGGGGGTGGACCGTTCGTCAATGGTGTAGACGGGCTCGCGCATCCGCCACCAATGCCAGGCGGTGGGCGGGTCGGCACTGGTGCCGGTGCCGCCCTCCTCCGGAATCGTCGTGTCGGGTGGTTCCGGCGGTGGAGGCTGGCCCGTCAGGGCGTTCCAGTCCAACGGATCGGCACCACCGGGCAGGTGGTCCATGGCGTGCAGAATCGGTTTCTGTTGCTTCACGCTGGCAACCAGCCGGGTGGGATTGACCCGTACACCGCCGCCGGGGACAGGTCTAAATGCATCGTCACGTCATCCATATCGGGGGTCAACATGCGCGCTTCCTCGTGGACGCCCTCCACATAGAACGGCTCGAGCAAAAACCCGCCGCCGCCGGCCGCGTCCACCGTCACGGTCATTGTGTCACTGATGTCCAGCCGGGTTAACAGATCCCAGGTGATGCCGGCACCGACCGTGGATATGCCGATTGAACGGAACCCGATAGCGGTGACACGATTGTGCGGCACCGCGTAGTTATCCACGTAAAACTTGGCGTAGCGTTTCGTTTCCACCAGGCTGTTGCCGGGTGCCCCGGCCAGTTTGCCGGCCCGCGTTTGCAAGCCCTGGAACGACTGTGATCGGTAGCCGCGTTTCTTGATTGACGCGGCGTTCTGCACCATTTGGCCGGTTATCTCCGCCCGTGTCAGGTCCAGCCCCTTGGGGTTTTTCGCGTTAGACCATTGCGGGGTGACGGAACAGTGGTTGATGATTTTTGCCACCCCGCGGTCATATGCGAACTCCCGAATTTGCGCACAGTTCGCGGGGTCGGTGCGGACAGCTGTGCCGTCACCAACGTCCCACTGGTTGAACTCCCATCGCCCCGGCCCCGCTTCCGCGGAAATGTCTATCGGGGTGAACCGTGCCAGCCGGCCGTGGAAACACAACCGGCCGCGGCGGTCGCTGTAGACGTTGCCGATGCCGGGGAACTCAGCGTCCGCCGCATCCTGAATCACCGTCATCACGTTTTCCCCGGTGCTGTAAGAGGTGGGCCACACCTCCACGTTGCCGCTAAACAGCACCAACCAGGGAGAGTCCGGGTCAGGGTCAAACCCCGCGTTGACCAATACCTGGTTCATTCGCGTGCGTGGATAGTCGGCACTGTCGAACCAGACCGTGTCCGGGGACTTGATTTCGGCGGGCGGGTCGTCCCCGAACGTGGCTTCACCCTTCGGCCCCGGCCACATTTCGATGCCGGACAACACGTCAAAAATATCCACCAGCTGCACCGTCAGCATGGTCACCCGCTGGGACGGGTGATAGGCATAGTCGAACTGTTCGATTAAGCCGCGAAAGCGGGTGTGCCATTCCCCCGTCATCGGGTTCCGCCGCCCCAGCGTTGCCTGTTTCAGCGGTTCCAGTTTGTTGTGGTAGGGGCTCGAGGAATTCGTCGGGTCCAACAGGCCGTCCGGGTCGATGATTTCCACGACGGCACGGCCGGTGTCGGTGCGGTCCAGTTCGTACTGGCGGCCACGGTCAATGGTGTAACTGGTGACCAGGTTCGGGTGGGAGTCCAGCCGCGTCCAGGTTGGTTCCCACACATCCCAGTCCGCATCAAACGCCACCAGGAAGCGGCCGTCCGGTGGCGGCGGTAGCGGCGGTGCCGGCATTTAGCGGGCCCCGCGGCGGTTGTGCGGGCGGGCCGCCTGTCGTTTCGTTATTTGGTTTTCCAGGTCACCAATGTTGTGGCTGTTATAGACGTTGACGTTGCCGGCTATGTGAACACCGCCCGCACCAGCGAATGCCAACGAACGGCCAGCCGGAACCGAACCGCCGGCCCCCACAACCGCCATCCGCCGCCGCAACACTCGCAACTGTTGCGGTGACAGCCCCAGGCCGGCCAGTAGTCGCGCAGGATCGGTGTGGGTGAACTTTGTCGGATCACCAACCGTGTCCGCCGCACCTTTTAGCTGGCGTTTGTAGTCGTTCAGCATTTCCCGCAGCTTGGACCGGATGTCCGGTGGCAGGAACGCCCGTTCCAACACCTTTTGGATGCGTTCGGCCTCCCGTTTGATGCGGGCCGGTGCGTTCGCAAACAGCTGTTTCATTGCGTCAAACTGTGCGCGCAGCTGTCTTATGTTCGGAATCTTTGGCGCACCGCCGGGGCCGAACCCCAGGATGGCAAACAGCTGGGTGGACAGGCGTTCCTGTCGTTGCTGGCGTGCTTCCCGCCGCCGTTCCGCCGCCTCCTCGCGCTTGGCGATGATGTCCGACTCCACACCGATCAGTTGCGATTGCAGGTCCGCGTTGTCCTTGTCTACCTTTAGCCGCCGTTTCAGGGCGTCACGCAGTTTGTAGAGGGCGGCCAGGTCATCCCCCAGTCCTTTCGTCAGGCTGGCCCGGTCAACGTTCAGCTGCAACGCGTCCAACGCTTTCTGTGCCAGCTGTTGGCGCACGTCCTTGCGGCGGGCCAGCACATCCCACAGCTGTTCCTCGAGTTTCATTTGCCGGGTGATGTCTTGCGTCACCCTGATGCGGGCCCGGAGCTTTGCCGCAATCGCGGTGTAGCTGGCTAGCTGCTGGGTCAGCGTTTGGTAACTGGCGCGGGTCAATGCCCGTTGGATGGCCGCGTCAAAAAACTGGTTGACCTGGGCCCGGGTGTATTTGATTGGCCCGGGCCGCCCGCCGCCGTCCAGGTCCCCACGTAGCCGCAACCTTTGGGACTGTGCAAACGCCTGTTTTTGCGAACGCTGCAACGCCTTGTCCGCAGCGATGGCGGCGGGTGTCATCCCTGTCAGTTTGGTGGTCAGTTCGTCCACCGACACCGACAGTTCAACCATCGAATCCTTAGCCTTGTCGGCGTTTCCCGTTACCTTGTCCAGCAGTTTGTAGAATTCCTGAACCGTTTTGTTGGCGGAGTACATGCCGGCGGCAAGGATCGCACCCGCTACCCCAAGTTTTTTCAAAAACCCGCCCTTGCCGCCGCCGGCCGCACCACCCACACCGCCGCCCAACGCGATGTTCGCCAAATCCCGCAACAGCCCGCCCTTGCCGCCGGGGCCACCCAGTTGTCCACGACTCCGCCGTGCGTTAATGCCGATGTTCGCTATTTGGGTGGCAATCTCCCCGATTGCGATTGCAAGCTTGGCGGTCTTGTAGGCAACCAGCACCCCGAACAGCAGTTCCAGGCTGTGTTTCGTTGACCCGGTGATGTCGTTCAGCTGTTTGAACGCCGCAACCAGGAACCCCACAACACCCTTAACCGCGGCAATCGCCTGTTTCACGGTGTCCAACACCCGTTGCTGGTTTTCGGTGTTGGAAATCCAATCGTTGAACTTATTAACGGCATCGGTAACAGCAGGGATCAGCAGTTGCCCGATTTGTGTTTGCAGGTCATCAATGTGCGCGCCAGCGATGCGTAACTGGTTCGCTAACCCGCCCGACGTGCGGGCAAAGTCACCTTGGGCCACCGCACTGTCTTTGAAAATCAGGGTGACGCGGGCAATCGCCTTTTCCTGGGCGGTCAGCTGTTTGGCGTTTTTCTTGCCGGTTTCGTTCAGTGCCTCCTGTTGCACCCGGGTTTCCGACAACAGCACCCCGTATTTGCGCAACGGTTCCGACTCACCGACGACACCGGAACGGATCGCGTCCAACGCGGACTGAACGTCCGTGTTGTAGAACGAGGCTAGGTCCGCACCCAGCTGGGTCAACCGCTTGGATTGTTCCGCCGCCGTTTTGCCGGTGAGCCCCAGCGGACGGAACAACGCCCCGAACGAACTTGCCGTGCCCAACGCTTGACGTTGCGATTGTCCCATCGCGGTGGCGGCGGTCTGTGACCAAGCGATGATGTCATCGGCACTGTCACCGAACACCACCCGCGTCTTACTCATTTGTTCGTTCAGGTCGGACGCGGCATCAATGCTGGTCTTGATGCCAGCGACCAGCCCCGCACCGCCCAAAAACGTGCTGGACGCGAACGCGATAGAACGGCCCATGCTTTTGAACAACCCGGATGCGGCAACACCGCCGCGGCCGAACCGTCCTATGTCACGGTTGAAATTCGTTGCCGCTTTCGAGGAACGCGCAAACGCCCGTTCCAGTAAGCGGCTATCACCAACCAGTTCAACCGTGAGTTTTCGGGCCACGTCACCTCACCGCCTGGGTGTGCAACGCCTGGAACAAGTCAACGCACCCCAACAGCTGGGCCGGGGTCAGGTCACCAACCTGGTCGGGGGGGACACCGAAATATCCGACACGGGCATCCCAGTAGCGGGCGGGGTCACCTCCGATGTCTCCGAACTCGTCAACGAACCGGCCCCATTGGTGTCGGAATTCTCGTTCGAGCTTTTCAACGGGGGGCCGGCATCACCGTCCGTGTCCTCCGTGTTTTCGCCCACCTCGATGGTGATTGCTGAACCGAACGGGGCATCCAGCAACCGATCAAAGACCGTGGGCACCTCCGTGCGTTCGATGCGGCCAACCCGGTGCAACACGATCACCGCCAACACGCACGCCAGTTCCGGGTCAGACATCGCGTCATCCGTCAACGTGGCGGGTAGGTAGCCGGACAGCCGCTTAATCCAGCCCCACTCCCGGGTGGTGAACTCGTCACCCAGGTCCAGTTCGTAACGGCCGTCATAGGGTTTCACTCCGTGAATGGCGATGTGGTCAGGCAAAGGTTGTTCCTCCGTGGTTGAACCGGTCCGCCATTTCGTCTAACGCCCGTTCCATTGCGTCCCGGGTTTCGTCCTCATGGGCGTACAGCGACGGCAACAGGATGTGTCGCATTTGCCAGCTGCCCCATTCCGGGTGGACGCCCGTGGTTTTGCGTTTGGTTTGTTCCACCGCGATGCCGCGTTGACGAACCACGGTGTAGTAGCCGGCGGCGGTCTTTGCGTGTTTGCCGGCCATGTGGCTACGGGCCGCGTCACGCACGCTGTCCCCGACCTTGCGCAACACGTTGCGCATATCGCGTTTCTGTTGTTTGTCGGCAAGGTCGATGGCCCGCAGGAACTCGCGGTAGCCCTCAACCCGGAGCGTTGCCCCCGTGGGCATCGGTTCCTATGGTGCGGTGACGAACGCCAGCCCCGCCTCATCCGCCGCGGTGAACTCCACCGAAAACGCTTCCGCGTCACCACGCGTTGCCGCCGGGGAATAGGTCAGCACCTGGACGTTGCCCTCGAGGCTGGGATTGGTGGCGGACACCGGGGATGTCTGGTCGGGTCGCCAGGCGAACGGCACCACCTCCCGGTCTTTGTGGACCGGGTACAGCGTTTGGTGGACCTCGCCCGACCCGTATGACCCGTAAAACTCCACGGTGACGGACTGGGTGGTGATGCCGGCCAGGTATTCGGACGCGCCCGTCGGGTTGAACCCCGACACGTCAACACGGTCGTGTTCTGAGTTGAGCGTCACGGACCGGGCGAATGTACTTAGGTCCACCGAATCCACCTCTACGCTGTCCTTAAGGGCGACACGCTTAGGCATCGCTGGTACCTCCCTCTTGTTCGTTGTCGTTGCCGTTTTCGCTGTCGCGTTTGACCACGCGAATGGACCCGCGTGCTTTCGCCCGTGCTTCCTGTTCGGGTGACAGGTCCGCCTCGAAAGTCTCGCCCTCCGCGTGTCCCTGATACCCCGTCTTAGCCGTCACTTTGTAGGTCGTGTTCATAGGAACGTTGCAACCCTCCATTCGCACCCCAACAGCCGGCCGTCAGTGGCCGTGTCCTCGAGGTAGATTCGGAACCCGGACACGCCCTCCGGCACCACGGTTGCCACGTCCTCCAATGCCGCTTCCACGGACGCTGCATCGGTTGGGTCCAGCATCCGCAGTAGCAACAGCTGGCCGGCCTGAACATCGGCCGTGGTCACGCGCGCGCGCACCGTGAAGAACAGTTCCGACGAACCGACCCCATACCCGGCACCTGTCTGGAACGGGTCACCGGGGTACAGGTCAATGGACGGCGGTGTCGGGTTCGGGTTCATGTACGCGGTCACCTGTAACCCGGGGATTTCGTCCGCTATCGGCACCAGGGCATCCGCCAGCCCTTGCATCAGCGCAATCAGCCCCACCGTTTCCGGCGGGCTACTCACGCGATGCCCTGGGCCAGTTTCAGCGGTGCCAGTTTCAGGTGGTGCCGGTACCAGCTGTTACGGGCCGTCACGATTGGTTCCGCCTCACCGCCCTGCGGTAGAACACCGAACGGGGAGTAGGACTGTTTCCAGTGTTCCGTGGCCCGGTCCAGGTTCACCGACACGACCAGGGCCGGCGGCGGAGATGGGGCCGGGGTATCGACGGTGTACCCCAGTTCCCAATCAATTTCCTCCGCCGCCGCGTCCAACGCCCGTTGCATCGCGTCCAGCTGTTCCGCGGTTGGTGCTTCCAGCCGTAGTAGCAGCTGTAGTTCCTCGATGCCGGCGTATGCCATCTATTCGGATTCCGCCGCGTCGATTGACGCCCGGATTTCGTCTTTGTTCATGCTGGCGTTGGCTGGGCTCGCCCCAATGGACTGGGCGTAGGCCAACAGTTCGTCTTTGGTCATCGCGTCCAGGTCGTCCGCCTCGGACTCATCGGCGGCGGCCGCGGATGCCGTCACGCCCTCCGGGGGCGTGTCCACCCCCGGCCCTTCGTTGTTCGGCCGCACCACCTGTTGGTTCGGCCAGTCCCAAACCGTGCCACCGCGGTTCCGCGGTTCGGGTCGTGCCTCGGTTGTTGCAGCGGCCTGTTCGTTCTCAGGACCGCTACTCATGGCGTCTTGACGATCTTGACGATTCCGGTGGACTCCACGACCATCGGGGTGAAGTAGCCGGCGTAGGCAACCTGGATGCCGAGGACGGACGGTTCGATCACCTGTAGGGAACCAATGCGGTCCTCGTAAACCTCCGCCGCGGCGGGTGTCAGCACCAGGATGCGCAACGCGCCGACACCACCCGACACGTACAGCGGAATCCCCGACAGGTTGCCAACCAGCCCGGTGCCGAAATCACCGACAGACAACCCTGTCTGTGAAATCGCGTTCTGCGGATTAACCGGTGGAAACACCGGTCCCAGGATCGGCAACATATCCGGGCCCGTGACCGCAAACACGCGGCCGGCACCCTTTGTGGCGGTATAGATTTTTGATGCCGCGTCCCACAGCGACGTTGCCACTCCGGCGGCGGTTGCCGCCCCGGTTGCAATGGCGATACCAGCCGTGGCCGCCGTATCGAACGCGGAACAGGCGGCCGCTTCGGTTTGCACCGCGTATTGTGCCGCCAAATCATTAATGACAATGTCCATGATTCCCGGCTGTGTAAAGTCGATGTCTTGCCGCGAAACATTTACATAGCCGCCATACGTAACGGCATTTCCAGTCAGCTTTGTGATGGTCATTTTCTGGCTGGTTAGCTCCGCCTTTTCCGCGGACTGTGTCAGCACCGCGGTGTGCTGGGTGACCTTCGGCCGGCCCCACGTCTGTCCCGGCAGGTTCCGCGGGCCCAGCTGGGTCACCAGCGTCCGGCTCTGGTCGATGAACGACACAACGGGGCCCAGGATCGGGGCGGGGATCAGGCCGGGGTTGTCACCCGTCGTCTGATGGGCGGCGGCCCGGTGGTACAGGTCGATGCGGTGGGCCGCATCCTCAACCCCCATGCCGGCCCGCCAACGGTCAATCAGGTATTCCCCGGCGGACCGATATTCCATTTTGGTGGGACGGTCACCGTCCTGCCCCAGGAACTTCGCCAGCGAAGCAACCCGGTCCGCGGACTCGATGCCGATTCGCCGCGAATCCTCGAGCGGACCCATCAGCCGGTTGCACTCGGCAATCCGGTCCCGGGCCCGGGTGACCAGTTCCATTTGTTCCTCGGACAGGTCCTCGCCCTTATCGGTGGCGGCCTGGACCAGCCCGTCGATAAACGATTGCCGCTCCTGTATCTCCGTGACATACCGGGCCAAGAGCGTGTCTGTAGCCCTCACAGCGGGGACGCTCCTTCCTCGCAAAAACAGGTCTAGGAACGACAGGTCCTGTCTTTGCCGCGTCCCCCGCTACAGCCGGCCCACCCTGTGGTCTACAACGGCTGGTAGTTCAGCAGCTAGCCGACATGATACCGGCGGTCCATGTCCGCGTACAACCCCCGCAACCGTTCAATTTCGAGGTGCGCCAAATTCGGGGTGGTCACCGGCACCGGCTCCGGCGGGTCCTCCGCATTTCGCACCGCCAGCACCCGGGCGGATTCATAGGCCGGGTCCGGGGTCATCGCAATGTGGCCCAACCACGCTTTGGTGATGCGGCACCGGTTCCGCGTTTCCCAGTGTTCCCCGGCCGGCGGTATCGGGGCGAACCCAGCGGACGCGTCCAGCACCCCGTCATCAGCCAGCTGCAACGTTTCGTCCCCCAGGTCGGTGCGACTGATACGCACCTCCGCTAGCAACCCCTCGAGGTGCGAGGTGGCGAACTTGAACGCCCGCCCCACGGTGCGGCGGATGTCGTGGTCCCGGTTCACCCGCACCCGGTTGGCCCGCCGCTCGATGCCGTCGAACGCGCCCCGCGAAATCACCTCCGTGACCATCCGTGCCTCGCGTGGGTGCGGCACCAGCGTTTCCGTTTCGTAGGGAATCACCAGCAGTTCCAGGGTGCGTTGTGGGAACGACACGCCCACCACCTCCGCCGTGCGGTACCGCAGTTCGCCCGCCGGCCGCTCCGCCGGCATCTCAGTCATCGGATAGCCCCTTCCTGTGGTGTCGCGTTGACCAGCCGTTCCGCCTGTTGGATTTGCTGCACCGTCAACACCGGGTTGCCCTGGTCGTCTTTGATGCTGTTCAAGATTTGCGCGGTTTGCGCGCGCTGCAACGGTTCCGGCTGGACGTAAACGTCCTGGTTCACCTCGATTAGCGTTCCTCGAGGCAACAGCCATTCCGACAGGGCGGACATCACCGCGTCCGCCTTCGGCCGCAACCCGGCCCGCCAATGGAAATCAAATATGGCGTTGACGTTGCTGTAGGTCATCGAATCACCGCCGCTGGGTAGCCCGACCAGGAACGGCGGCACCCCCAGCATCACCGCTATTCGCGATTCGTTGTGCTGGGAAAGCTCGAGTAACGCCATGTCCCGCGGGTTCAGCTGGGTTGTCTCGAATTTGATTCCGCCGGACAGCACCGCCGGTTCCCCCAGCGAATTCTGGCGGGCCGTCACCCACTGGCGTTTGAAGTAGTCCGCCTGTTCGGGGGACAGTTCCTCCGGATGCGTCAACACGGACGCAGGGATACCGCCGGCCGTTGCCAGCCCGGACGCGTAGCGACCCAGCACCAGGGCGGCGGTCAACCGCATACCGCCCGCCTCGAGCGGACCATGCCCGTGCGCGTCATCCACCGTGGACTGGTAGCGGATGTGCAGCATTTCCGGGGTCACGTCCACGTTGCCAATGCTGTAACGGCGGAACCCCGCGGCCATATCCACCTCCACCGCCCATGGCGGCACCACGTGGAACCGGGCCGGCCAGCCGGTGGCGTACTCCGCCGTGGACATAACGAACACCTCGCCCACGGCCTGGTAGTCCCAGAACAGCTGTTTGGCGAACTCGTCCCAGCTGGTGTAGATGTCCTCGTCCGGGTTGCGTAGCCAGTCCGCGGACAGGGTGGGTGCCGCGTTGACCAGGTACGGGGTCATCGTGGACAGCACGGACGCGTTCAGGTCCACGCACGTCCAGGCAATGTCCGTCAACGCCTGTGCCCTACCGGCCCAGGCGGGTGTCCACCACTCCGCCGGCCAGCCCGACCAGGCGGACGGCCATATGGTCGGGGGCGGGGATGCCGGCGGGTCCTCCCCCATCAACAGCACCCCGTGTGGGTCACCGGGAACCACCAGCTGGTCCGGGCCCACGGTTGATGGCGGCACCGCCGCGGGGTCGTTCGGGTTCGGGGTTACGTCATCGGGTGGGCGGATCGCCCGTGTCCACAACCGGGCCATCGGCCGGAAAGTCTACTAACTCGATGGGAAATTAGGAAATGCCGGGTGCAAGAATGCCGCTGGCGACAGCGTGCCGCCCCGGGCATAGGGAACCCGAACTGGCTCGCGGATTCCTTGGGCGGTGCGCTGTCCCGTCCTCGCGCGTTTGGCACAATCCACAGCGTTGATGAAATCCAACCCG